AGCAACAACTAGCTTCAGTGGTTGCAGACGGATTTTCTTACCGTTGTTGTCAACAGCTTGACGAATCTGAATCAGCATCTGCTCAAGCGATGTCTGGGACAGAACAGCAGCCGATGTAAGCTGATTGCTGAAAGTACCAGTAGCGATTGGGTGAGCAGTGTTGATCAGCGATACGCCGTCACCACCAACATACGAGCTATTGAAAGCACGGTTCAGAATGTTTGCGCACAACAGTTCTTTAGTCTCAACCAACGATTGAGCCAAATGTTTTGCGTAAACTTGACCAATACGAATGTGGTCGCCATCTTCCACCAGAACTTTGGTCAACGCGAATGCCAAACCAAATACTTGGTAAACATAGCGTTGCAGGAAGAGCACACCACCCTGTTGATAGGTTACAGGCGAGCCATCAGGCAACTGAGGGGCTGCACCGAAACCGTACAGGACGGGTTCTTCGTGGTAGTTACGTGGAATGCCTTGTTGTTCACGGAAAACCGTTGACCATTCATCGGCACGTTGATCATAAACGCCATCGAACGCTTCGTTGAGGATTGGCTCAACTATCGAACGAAAGTCTGTACTTCTCATTGGGGCTGCCATGGTGTCAGTCTCCTAATTAAGCAATAGCGGTGTAAGCACCGTAGAATTGCGTGATTGCTAACTGGACACGAACGATAGTGTACGAATCCCCCCAAGCGTTGTCGGCATATGGAGCCAGATCAACAACGCGCATTTGGCCTTGAACACCATTACCAACACCAGTGGCGCTCAATGTTGCTTGAGACAAACCAGTAGTAGTGGAACCAGCAGTAATGTTACTAAAGTTGTATTCATTACCAATAGTGGATTGAGCCATAGAGCCATCAGCTTGGATTTCATAAACGATGTTTAGGTCGTTGTAGAAATAAGCTACGCAAGAACCAGTAACATACGAGGTGCTTGCAGGCCAATAGTTAGAAACACGACGACGACCAGTTGTATCAGTCCATTCAACACCTTGGAATGAACCAGCAACTGGATACGAGGCTGCAGATGCGCCTGCTGCGGGAGCAGTAGCAGCTGCGATTGTGCCAGCCGAGGCGTTATAAACGACAGGCTGACCTTTGAGAATGTTCGAGCTGTAGCCCGAAGCAATACCGCCAGCGAGCGCTTGAGCACGTTCCAACCCTGTTGGAAAGTATGCAGGGCGCAGGCCAAACGGAGCAGATGTTGCTGACATAATAGACTCCTTGTAATAATTCCTATCTAAAGACAGGAACCTTAGCTGTTTGGTCAAAATTCATGCCGCCACCTTCAATCTGCACCAATTGTTTCCCAGTACTGTCTCGCATATTAAGCATTTGATCCTGTTGAACTTTAATCTTCTCTTGTTCATCTAATGGAGCGTAATGGTGCATTTCTTCCATCATCTCTTGATAGAGTTGCAAGGGAATCTTGTACAACAACATCTCATTAATTGCGATAAAACCTTCATGCTCACCTGATTTCACCCTGAAATGATCAAAGCCTTTAACTTCGTCGGCTTTAACAGGGATGTATCCCATGCGCATGCGCTTGTGTATTGGGTCATATTGGTTAGTTGTAGATAACCAGCATGGATGAAAGCCCGGTAAATCGGGCGGGGTCGGAAGTGCTTCTTGCTGCCACTCCGAGCGGAATGCTCTACGGCGCTCCTCGGATGAAACCATTTGCTGCTCAGGCGCTTCACGCTGCGCATCATCTTCTGCACGGCTTTCACGACCTGACTTGATATTCTTTTTTAGACGACCGTCCATAATTAGCTCCTAGGTTTGTTTTGACGATCCCACTCTGCATATTTGCGGATCATCGCGTTACGTTTTTCGACGTTATCCCAATTTCCAGACTCTTTAATAGCAGCAACACGCTGTGGACTTAACCTAAACTCATTAGATTTAGTCGTAGCTGTAGCCTCTCGTCCAGAACTTGTCATAACAGACCTAGGTTTTCTAACATTAGCATCATTATAACCACGATTTTGCGTAGGTGGTACATACTTTTGATGACGATATGTCAATTCATCCCAGTACTCTTGGGTGGAAGGATCGTATCCCTCTGCAGTTAGCCTTTTATCAATCATCTGGGCTATCTGTGACTCCTCGTTTTCCCCATTTGGGTCATACCAAGGGTTATCTTCCATCCACTCTGCAGCCATTCGCTGAACCATAGGGTCAGGAACATTAATATTCTGCTGAGGTTGGGACATTTGCTTAGTAGCTTGTTGCTTGACGTTCTGGAAAGACTCCAACTTACGTCGTGCTTCGTATAAAAGCTCTTCAGCTTGAGCTGCAGCCTGTCCATCCTGAGATGCAACAGCCTCACTCATCTTCATTTTGGCGTATTCGAGCTGTACTCCAGCGTCTTCAATCGCCTTGTCAACCCTTGCCAGTTCCGCTCCGCTTGTCTTTTTCTCAAGAGCAGCCAGTCTGTCGGCCATTGCTTGATTCTGTTTGCGCAAAGCAGAGATTAAATGGTTAGATTCCTTCGCTTTCTCACGATGAATCTGCTTTTTAAGCTTACGTTCTTCACGACGAGCAGCTCTTACCGCTTCTCTGTCAGGATCGTCAGCATATGCTTGTTCTTCTTGATGTGATTCTGGGGCAGCATCTACATGCTCTTGCCCTTCATCAGCATCGTTTTGCTCTAATGGAGCATCAGGAGATGTAATTTCTGGGGGTAAAACAACGGTAGCACCGCCATCCTGCCCTTCAGCAACCTGCATCTCCATCTTGTCAGTAGGAGTCATTTCAGTTTCCTTTCAAAACTTAGATGAACGCTTTGATTTCGCGTGGATCACCAGTTACTTTTCCGATAAGTTCATGGTCATTAAAGAAAGTAAACAAAGCACGACCCTTCGCACCATGTTCATCTTCAAACTCAATCTCCCAACGGTCGCCGCCCCATTTAGGAACACGGACATACTCACCAACAGAAGCCCAAGCCCCTTCCGGCCATGCTTCCATTGTGTCGCGTTTCTTAAAGGCTAACGGCCCAATGGCAATTACTTTGCCAATCATGGTGTTCCACTTCTCTGTTTCTTTAGTCTCTTCAGGGATATAGATACCTGCTGAAGTTACTTTTTCTTTAACGGCTCTGAGTTGTACAAGAACTCGCGCTCCATACGGAGCCATTAATGGGTCTAGGACTGGAAACGCTTCTTCAAGCGTTTGTTCGATATCATTCGACATCTCTTCTTTCCTCTTCTAAAAGTTGATTAATGAATTGAAGGGTTTCATTCAAACCCATGCTTTGTCCAACCAAACGCTGATAGCTTTCAAAGTTCACACAATGTCCGTCTACCATCGATTCGGCAATATCTTGCCGTCTCTGCTTGATCAAACCGATCAAGGCTCTAACATCCATTAGCGGCCTCTACCAGCATTCTTTTTCATGGGCATAACTACTGCCACAGTTAAACCACCCTTAGCCTTATGCGCATGACCACCTTTTTTCATTGTGGCAATTGCATGTGGCACTACTTTGGTAACTTTTGGTGTCACGCCCTTAGCAGGCAGACGGTCAACACCCTTCTCAGGATATGGGCCAATCTTGTTGACGTTCTTCTGATGGGAAATCTCTTCAGGTAAGCCAGTGCCGCTACCATCAATAGTGCCGCCTTTGACAGAGCCACCCTTGGCATACTTGTGAACCTTGCCACCTTTTTTCATGTGGTTTGCTTCGCCTTCGCCGTACATGGCGATGCGCTTATGCATGTTGATTGCTTCAGACATTTTGGTCTCCTAAATTGGATTGAATCTGGTTTTGAGCTTCAAGAACAGTCTGCAGTTGCTCATGCTGTAGCTGTGCCGCATCGTGAGTCAATTCTGCTGACTTGATTCGCTCTGCCGTCAGATTGTTCTCAGTGTTACGTATGATTTCAGCTTGTATCTTGTCAGTGGCTTCTTTAGATTTCACCTGCATATCAGCCGCTTTGAATTGCATGTCAGCTTGATCCTTCTGAGCCTTACGCTGAGTCTCGGCCATAGAAGTCTGTACTAAGCCCTGAACTTGAACTTGGATATTTGGATCAACAGGAGGTTGATGTTGACCTTGCAATTGCTGCATCATCTGTAACATCTGCTGGATACTTCCTATAACCGCACCTAGCTGCTCTTTACTATCCTGATGGATATGCTGTGATGCCGCGGATAATAACTTCTGAGCTTCTTGGGCTATTGGCTGCACTTTCAATACATCAAAGTGCCGTCCTAATGCATTACTTGTATACCCTTCAGCCATAGACAAATACCAAAGCGTTAAGTGCTGCTTTATATGTTCTAGGCAAGCAGGGACAAAGGTTGGGGCTACAATCGGATTGGAGCCGAATACAGGGTCTTGGGCATACGTCAAATGAGAAATGAAGTGCGCCATATGATCTTGATGCGGGAACGCTCCTACAGGCTTTCCTAGCGTCATAGCCACGTTCTCTAACGCAGGGTTCATGTCTTGTGTTTCCTGTGGATCAGGTAATACCTCGTTGATCTCAGGCAACTTGATCTGCTTTAGGATGCGGCGCTCAACTGCCAATCTGTTGTACAAGTCTGGGTTAGCCGCAGCGCGAGCAGCCAACGTCTGTATCTGCGCATAACGCTGTGACTCAGCAAAGATATGTGGGTCGCTTACAGGGATAACGTCAGAGTTGCTAATCCAATCATCTGTCGCTATTGGCAAGTCAGCAACCATCTCACCTTTGCGTTGGTCATCCAAGTACCAACGATTCAAACGGCCAAGAATCTTAAACACGCGGCGCTGTGAGTCATGTAAGCGAGCGTGAATAGAACTAAAGACTGCAGCGCCTTGCTCAATTAAAGCCTGTGTAGTGCCTACAGGAGCGTTAGAAGTGATGTCGGCTATCTTCTCCTCAGCCGTAGTCACCACGCCCTTTGCAGCGTTATCTAGCCATCCTAATAGGGAGAATAGAACAGGCGAGGGCTGATTGAACGGCACAGGCATTGCAATCTTACGTACATCGTCTACCCCCGGAGCGCCTTCAATCTCAGCGACTTGCGTAGGTTCGATAACTTGGGACTGACCGCTAATCTTCGCTCCTTTAAGCTTGAGCATAGTCGGAGCGGTATTAATATGGGCGCTATCAAGAAGAGCACGAAGAGCGCCAGTAAGAGCAGCGCTAAGACCGCCAATGAGATGAGGGAGTCCGATTGCATAAGCCCCACGCCAAGGAATAAATTTGAACTCAATTATGTGATCCAGTTTTGTTAATGTCTCGTCGCCATCTTCCCAATTACGATACAAGCCAATAACATCACGCTCGTTCTCGTCAATCATCAAGATGTAAGGAGCGCGCTCACCTTTAGTGCGCTTGTCATCTTCAAGGTCTAGCCATGTCTGTATGTGATACACACGGCGCACACCATCGATGTTGCTGCCTTGGCGCTTCTTACCTTCAATCTTGTCGTTAGCCTTCTCAGGCTTACTTTGGTCTGGCTCCATCGGCGCACGGTACACACCAAGGTCAGCATACAAACCAGTCGCTACACGCAGGTCATACTCCTCTTGCGTGATGTCTTGAACTTCAGTCACCCGTGCCGCAGTATAGAAGTTACCAGCAGCAAAGGGCAGGTAGATGTTGTCAATAGGTACAAACTCAGCAGTAGGACGCTTACGCTGCTCATCCCACCACAACTTCATGTACTGTGAGCCACCTAATGGTAGCTGTGTCAGCATCTGCTCTTGCTCGTCGCGGTACTCTTCGATCTGCTCAGTCAGCTGCCAATTCATGTAGTCGCGCTTACGGTCTGCGCGTTTAGTCTTCTCTTCTGTAACTTCACCAATGATCTTGGTACGTACAGGGCCGTCAGGTGGGAATAATTCCTTAATCGCACGGGCTGCAAAGTCAACACACGCCTCAGCCATCACAGGGTGAACTACCTTAGACGCACCCATGAACTGAGCGCCACCCGGTGCATCATGCCCAAGACCAGTGCGGCGTAGACCATCTTCGTATTGTTTGTCGCGCTCTTCCCTAGCTTCCTTATCTTTCTCAATAAGGTCTAGGTACTTCATAGCGATGTCAGACAGCTCGTAAGACTCTATTGACTCAGCTAAGTTCTGATAGAAGTCAGGGTCTTCCTCTGGCCCCTTCAAGTCACTCATGCGTACAATCGCTGAGCCATCTTCTAGCTCTTCAACCTCTGGGTCTTCTTGGTCGAACAGCTCACTAATAGATTCATCAGACTCAGCAGTGTCTTCAGACAACGGGGCAATGTGCCTGTTGTAGTCCTGCGGTATGGGCATCTCAACAGCCATCATTTACCTCTTAATAGTTCGTATTTCATTTGATCGGTGTCAGGCTTACTTACTGAGCCTCCATGGGCATAACCTTCTTTTTGCAAGTGAGTTAACCAATCCTCGCTAATAGTTTGAGTTGGGCCATAGCCACGGGTAAAAGCCCAAGTTGTTGGATTTTTGCCAGTAGCCGCCATTCTTTCCTCAACAAAATTTTTTAAAGCCAACTCTCTTGGGATTGGCGTAAAAACCTCGCCTAAGTCTTCACCTTTTAAAATATATGGAAATGCAGGATGTAATTCAGGATGCAATCCGCTCTCACCACTTAATGTAAATGCTCTATTGCCTATAGAACCAACAGGTGAATCTATAACAACAGGATCAGTTGTTGATCTAATAATCTCAGGGTAATCAATAATCATGCCTTTTTTACCGCCAACACCAATGCCACCCATGATGTCAGCAGCAGCCGCCCTACGATCAAACGTACTAGCTAAACTTCTAAAGTTCTTACCCATGATGTCAACATCATGAGGGAATATAGGATTGCCCTCTTTATCAGCAGCATTAGCTAACGCATCATTGATTTTTGCGTGTAATTCAGGATCAAGCTCACCAGCCTTAGCTGCCCTACGGAATTTATTTAATATTTGGTCAAAGACCATTTGATTAGACTTATGCTGTGTTGGTGATCCAAGCATTGGAGACCATATAGCTTGCCCTTCAGGGACGCGAGCGTTTGCACCAATCATTGTGCTTGCTTTGCTAGGAGAGTTCACTCCCCATACTGCTTGAGCATCTTTGTAAGCAGGATATTCATGTTGCAGACCAGAGAATCCGGGGCCACCTAAGAACCCACCACCAACCTTTGTTCGATCGGCTTCGGTGATCATTAGTGTTTTGCCCTCATGCTTACCAAAAACTTCTGATGCCTTTTTTGCTGGGACTTTGCCAATTGTTGTGCCAGCAAAACCCATAGCTAACTCATCGAGCTTACGAGCCTTTTCTTCGAGTGAATCATTAGGCGATGGCAAATATTGATAAACCATACGTTTAAGTTCAGCTTCAGGGTCTTCAACAAAACCTTTAAGTCGCGTTTTGGTTCTCTCAAGCTGCTCATCTAATGGGGTAGGGCTTGCAGGAGTTCCTGCTCTAGTTCTAGCTTGGCTTTTGCTTTCAGGCTTTAAAGAATCTTTTTTGGCAACCAACTGAGCTTGCATCTCTGATGTTGTTGGTTTTTTAGATAATTTAGATTTGATGTCGGATAACGCAGCAGTTCCAACGGGATTAGCAGGATTGTATTCAAGACTTTTTTTCAACAACTCAGCCCTCATTGCATCTTGAGTTATCTGATTTGCAATCTTATCTTGCGCTTCAGCTGATCCTTTAGGGAGCTTGGCCAATGCCTCTTCAAGTAGCTTGGTATATGCAGGCATATTTACACCGCGTAAGGGTTGACACGCCGTGGACGAGTCTCGTCAACGTAATCATCGTCATTATTATATAGATAATCAGTCACAAGTAAACCTTGATCTCTCAGTAAGCGCAACGCCTGCGTTATGGCATCTACTAAGTCGTCGTGCCGCACTTCAGGAAAGCTACACAGCTGATTGATCAATGGCTCAACCCAATCTCTAGCACTGCCCGGATTGTTTGAGGACTCAGGCACATACACTAAGCCCTTCTGAATAATAGGAGCTACAATGTTTAACCGCTGGGTTTTGTCAGCCATGCCGGGGTTGTAGTCCCTCACCTGTAGACCAGCCCGCCTCAAGTCTTGAAGTAAGGATATGCCTGCAGACTTGTCCTCAATAAGAATCATGTCTACTTTCTTGCCGTGACCGAATTCGTTCTCGTCACCATAGATAGACGTTGCTTCTTCAATAACTCTGGGGCGCAGGTCAGGGTACTGCAAGTGTTCAGTCCAGCAGTCAATCACCATAGCGCTCATCGCCTTGTCTTCAGATGGTCTGAATATCCCTAGCGTCACACACGCTGTAGGATCGTTCCTCGTCTTGTCAGACGTTGCACAGTCGTAGCTTTGAACTACGTACTCAAACCGCGGCAGAGGCTTCTCAGCAGGCCATAGCTTGAACCAATTACGCTTAACAATACCTGACTCTTCAGGGTCAATCAGCTCAGCATAGACCTCCTGACGACCAAGAGACGTACCGTCATACTGCAGAATCTGCGCTTTAAACGTAGGGGCTAAGTTATCAATGTTGTCATACGTTGTGGCAGTAACGAAACATACGTCCTCACCGTCTCTGTCCACTAAGTCAAAGATTAATGGCTTAGGCTTTGGAGTCGTCGTGCAGAATATCCGCGGCTTTTGACCCAATCGCATGCCAAACATCAGCATGTTAAAGCCTTCGTCCAAATACTCCCAAGCCGCCAACTCATCCAACCACCCACCATGAAACTGAGGGCCACGAAAGCGCTCAGGCTCACTAGCAGGAATGCCTTTGATCAGGCTTCCATTGATTAGCTTTAATTCATGAAGGGTCTTGGTATAGTTGTCAATTAGCTCAGGAGGCATGACACTCAGAATTCCTGATTCACCCTCAAAGCAAACATCACGGACATCCCCGCTTGTCGGAGCGGATACTAACCACCGGGTCTTTGGTTGGCTCCAAGCTTGCCACCATGTCCATTCAGCTGCAGCTCTAGTCTTCCCAGCACCACGACCAGCCAACAATAGGTGAATCGTGTACCAGTCACCTGCAGGCGGTATTTGGTGCTTATGCGCTTCCTTTAACCACTTGACTCTAGCTGTGATAGCCGCCCTGTAGGCAGGCGGCATGTCAAAGAACTTCTTCTGTAGGTCTGGGTCTCTTAGGGCTTGGTCAAGGGTCATTTCTGACGAGCAGCTTCTAAGTCAGTCATCATCTTAACGAACAAGTCGTTGTTAGCATCCTGAACCACTAAAGGATTTTCAGCATCCCCCGCCAGTATCTGACGGTCGCCATACTTCTTAGGGTTCCACTTGGCCAGCAGTTTTAAGCGTGTCTCAATCTGCAGCTTACGGTGACCAAGCATGTCTTTACGAGTAATCGTTAGACCATTCGAGCTGCTTGTCTCCTCCTCACCCATCAAAGGAGTGTCAGCAATAGCCAGCAAATCCTCAGCTATAGCGTCGTAGCCCTGCTCACGCGCCTGCGCGATGCGTTCGGAAAGAACCTTGTCCTGAGCTGCCCAAGCATATATCGCTGTCCACGCAGGCATGTGATCATCTCTACATATCTGACGTAATGGTTCTCCATCTGATAAGCGTTCACATATCTCTGCGGCTAGTTCTGGAGTGTATTTACTAGGACGGCCAATCTTCTTTGGCGTATTCTGTTGCTTTGTGGCAATCGTTGTTTGCTCAGACATCTTTTCAGTCCTTCAGCGTAATTAGATGCCGATAGTGTAATGTTAACTTAAAGGTTCTGCAACCTTGTCGTCAAGAATGGTTTCTAACGTAAATTTGGCTATCCTTACCATTTCTTTAACGGCTCGGCCATCTGACGCAGCATTATATGGAACCTCGAGGATTTGGTTTAGTGCGTCAATTGAAACCCCTAGGTTACAGTACAGCTCATAACCTAAAGTATTCATTCGGTCTAGCTCTTGTTGAAGCTTTGCAACTTCGTATTGGCTTTCGTTCATCTTTCCCTTTTTACAGGTAGTTGATTAAATTGGTACTCGCTGCGTCTGTTACCAGAACGTCTTCCGGTCGCTTAACTAGCGGGAGATTTAGCCACAAGGTTTTTCAGCTACCCAACAGCATCCGCTTTCCCAACACGGCTGACCACTGCTCTTTTCCCATCTTGCTACCACCAGCCTTCCTAGGTGCTATGGTTTCCCGCTTTTGGGTGAAGTCCGCTTTACGTTTTCGCGTCCAGCAATGGTCATGCGTCTTGGTGTTGGTACTCACCACCTTTGGCAAAACGTATCTCCGCGTCCCACCATATTTAGCTTTCCCAACACATTGATTTTACATTAATTATTGAACCACCTCAATCGTGGCATACATTGAACATCAATGATAATGTCACTCATCATGCCTGAGACTAACCGCTTACTGATGATAGGGACTGCTCGTAATCCGTTGGACTCGCAGTCACCCACCGCATGAATAACCTCATTCCTACTCATCTGCTGAGCCTGCGGATCAACTACCACAGGCACGACAGGCATCTGCGTACTTCTAATCGGCTCATGGGTAGTACAAGCCGCTAAAAGTAACGGTAAAAGTAATAAGGCTCTCATAATTGCTCCACTGTAATCTTGTACTTATTGGCGTTCTTGTCAGTCACCTCAATGGTTTTTGTGGTGCTCATGAAGTGGCCATGTTCATTTAAATCCATTTGAACTTTGCCAACCAAACTGATTAGTGGGCTTCTCTCAGCGATTAAAGCCTCACGCATAGTGTGAGCAATGTAATCACAGTACGCCACTTGATCGCTAAAAAAGGCTTTGCCAAGCGCTGGCTCAGTGGACTCTAAAAGTGTGTCAAAAAAGCTCATACAGCCTCCGTAGGTTCGTTGCGATATGCGTAATCAAGCTCAGCAGAAAGAATGTCGTCAATACGTTTGAGCATAGAGTCAGCCTCAGCATCTATGGCTTGCTCAAAAGCCTCTTGGGACTCGAATAGAGACACATTACGGCGGTCTTCTTCGCGCTCAACCTCTATCAGCAGCAAATCCTTAATCGCGTCTTTAAACGTGTCTCCGTAGCCATACGGCTCATCTGGGTCAAAGTCTCTCGATGCAATGTAACGGTGTCCGGGTACAAAACTACCAGCATGCTCTGAAACGTCTATTAGTCTGTCGTCAAATTTGTACATGTTTCTCTCCTGTTTCGCTGTTGCAATTGGTCAATATTAAGTAGTTTATTGCAGTCGGTCAACTTCTTTTGCTTCTCCTGATTCTAAAATTATCTTTCTAATCCTATCTATCATCTGTTGCATCATCTCTGGGCTAGTCTTGTCATGAAGTACCGCTTCCATCGCAGATAAAGCAGCTGTAGCCCCATCTTTATAAGCTTTAAAGTAAAGATTCATTCTTCAGTCATCTCCTCATAAATTTTAATTTTGATATCTTCATCTTCCGCAGAAGTAAGCTTGTCCCACAGCTCGCGTGATACCTTGCCATCAACAATAATGTCGTAGTCAACTTCGTAATATCCGTTGTAATCCCAGTCGCTGTCCCAACTGCTTCGGTTAGCTTTAGTCTCATGGAAATAGTTCACGCTCAGAATTACCTCGATTGGCTCTTCTAAAGCCGATATGTCTAATGTGTATTCAATTTGTACTGGTTTCATTTGGCTCTCCTGTTTCGCTAACCTGATCAATGTGTCAGTGGTTTAATTTTAAGTTAAACAGTTTTAGTCGTCAACACAAATTCTGGAATTTTTTTATTTGTTTTGTATTTGCCAGACCAATGTAGACCGTAAGGCATATGAAAGAACACGCGGTCTTTCATTTCTTCGTCAGTTAAAAAGTTTTGTGGTGATAACTTTCTAACTTTATTTATTGCTCTATCAATAACTTCTGTTTTCTTTGTATCAGCTGCAGCCATTAATAAAAATGCATGATCTTTAGATAACATTAGATAACCCCATTTTTTATCAAAATTCCGACAAAACAAGCTAATGCTATGCAAAAACACATTACCCAATAATCTGGATCAGACATTGTCATCTCCCCAATAAAGTTCTAAATAATCATCGTAAGCTGCCCAACACAAGAGATATTGCCAACTACGTTCTGGCATACCCATATCAAAATAAACCTCAGCCAAATGCAAACATAGCTCTTTCGATGGTGGCGGCTTACCTTTCATGTGTTTTGTATCCTTAATTCTTCTTCTATAGCTTCAATTATTTTATGTATATGTTCGTTCCCAAAATTTTTAGAAATAAAAAGTTTTGCTGTGTCAGATAACCCTTTCCATTCTTTCTTTTTGACATACCCTGCTTGCCTAAGCACTTCAGGAATTACCATAAGTTTTGTTGGCGCTGATTGGCGCTCAAAATCCAAGCTGCTGTCTATCTCTTCTTCGTAATAAGCTTTATTAATTTTAATTATTTGACCTTTTGTTGCACCTTTTTGTTTTTCACGAACAGTAAACCGAGCGCGAACCGCATATTCTTGGTCGTGTTCTGGATGCGCTTTAGGAATTTCAGAAATTTCTGTATCTGTACGCATAATGATGTCGCATTCATGCATCAAACAATTAAGAGCCTCATGGACTCCCATCGCAACTCCCTGAGCATAATCAATAGTTGGACATCTAACTGCAAAAGTATTAGGTACTGAGCGTTTAATCATTATTTTTCTCCTTTAAATAATTCATCATCTCTGCATTCATCTTTGCTCTTACCCATTTTTCTGGGCCTGATAACTGCATTAACGCTAAAGCAAACATGACAAAGTTTTGCAACTTCTCCAACTCCAACTCATCTACCTCACCCTTACGGATGCTTTCAAGTACGTTTGCTATGCCTATACGATTGCCGTCTATAACTGCCTGCCAGTCGTAGTCAATCTTCTTCTTAGGCATTCTTTTCTTCCGCTTCTAACACTCGTAAATCATTAGCGGCATCCGATACGCCATGCCAATCATTACGAGCTATCATTACCTGCATATACTCAAGCAGGATGTTGCGTTGGGTTTCGTAGTCTGTGTAGTCTTTATCCATTGTTCTTCTCCTTTAGCTTGGTTTCAATAGCACGTACGCACTCTTCATCCACCACCGCATGAAACAACGCAAAGTCCGCCACTTCATCTTGCGTCAGCCCTACCCATTCTTTTTTTGATTCTGTATAAATTGTTTTTGCTTCACTATCCTTGCTACGCACTCCTCTATACACATTACCGTCACCGTAGCAATCAGGTTCAGGCTTCCATAGTTCTGTTTTCATAGCGTGAAGGTTAGCTGCTTGGGTTTCTTCAGGTTCGCTTAGTCCTTTAACTGACATAGTTTCCGCAGTCTCTTGTTCAGTCAGTCCGTTAATCATTACGTCAGGCGCGATTAGTTTGTTGCGCAATATGGTTTTAATTCCTTCGCTGTA